TTTAAAATAAATTTTGGCAAAATTTTCTCAAAAAATTCAGCGGCGAAGAAAAATTGAAGATAGTTATATTTCTTGCCCACTTGTGATTTAGCATCTTCAATGCCGATTTTGATTTGCTCGGCAATGAGTGGTTTTTTGAGGTTTTTTACAACTATATTTTCGTAATTATTTAAACGATCAGCGAGCCACTGCTCTTCATCTGTAATCCAACCAAAAAATACATAATGGTCAAAATTGTTAATTTTTACTCTAATATACTTGCCGTTGCTAAAGCCATTTTCCGACAGATAAAATTCACATGAATTTTTTTCGCGATTTATGTTTAAACACAATGCAACATGAACTGGCGGGTTCTCGCCCTCAATTTCTCTTGAAAAAAATGGAATTATTTTTGTATACCATTTTTTCTTGCTGTAGAAAGCGAGGGTTGCCCCTTCTTTTATTTCATCAGAAATCTGTTTAATTTTGTCCATTTCCATTGTTTTGGTTTTTAAATTTTTTCTCGAAAATTGTTGAGCCGACAAGCCCAACACCACCATAAATCAAATCACGAATTAAAGTTGTATTATTTGCTTGAATTTCTTTTTCTTTTATGCAAGCATTATAAATTAAATATCCAGCAAGACTTATCATTAAAAAACCAGTTGCTCTTTTGCTTGATAATGTCCCTTGCGGGCTAACGAATATTGAAAATATTGTTTTAAAAAATTTTTTAATAGAATCCCACATAAATTAAATATTATCAATTTCAATTTCTCTTGGAACTTTTTCCAGAGTTTTTTTTACATCAATTAAAGCGATCTCTTCAATTGTTTTGCAATTTAAAATTTTTGCTTCTGTATCAATTTTTAATTTTTTAACATGAATTGATACTTCTAATTGAATTTTTGCATTGATTTTCTTTGCTTTTTCTGTTGACAAATTTGTTGAAATTATTTTTTTGTCATCAGTTTCAAAATAAACAGCAAAAGAAGAGTCGATTGCTGGTAAAACCTTGGCAAAAAAATCGGCTGTTTTAGTCAATGATGCTTTTAAAGTTGTTGATTTTAAGCGAAATGTCCAACATTCATCACTAGCATAATATTGATTTAATTCAGCAATTTTTTCATTTTTTGCTTTTTGAAGTAAATAACTTTTACCTTCTTCGGTATTTGAAATATCATCCCATTCGTTCATTTGTTCAATTGATAATGTAATTTCTTTTGAAATTTTGTGTTTTAAAACTATCATATTTTTAAATTTTTAAATTATAATCCCTGAAAGCTTTTAAATAAAAGCCATATCCTGAACCAACAACAAAACTTGTTGAATTCGTTGTTCTATATTGCCAGACTCCCGATGAATCAGACATTACATTGAATAAATTATTAAATCTTAATGTCACACTAACCGAATTTGTGTCGCCTGACGACAAATTAATTCCATCAGTGTAATTTTTTGCTCTTATTAGAATTTGCGAATTTATGCCCGTTGTCACGGTTGCATAAAGGGTTGAATTTATTATTTGCTCAACTTCTTTAATGTAATTAGTTGCAAATGAAATATCAGTGTATGTAGTCGTATTTGCAGGAAATGCTTTGTAGGGCAAAGAACCAGTGATTTCAAATAAATCTTTGTATTGTTTAAATCCAATAATATTTCCGCTTGCATCAGTTAAAATTTTACCTCGATAATCTTTTTTTGTGAACCCACTCGGCATTGTTGGGGCTGTGCGAGACAACGAAGCAAGAGGTTTAATAATTCCAGTTGTTGGATTGTAAATAGCAAATAAAGAATAATCGCTTGTGCTTGCTTTTGTCCCAGTGTCAAGCATTCCATCGTCGGTTCCAAAAGCCTTTGCTAAATCCCCAGTCATTGCTGAAGCATTGATTTGACCAGAACCATCATCAAAAGTCATAACTCCAGCTAGGAAATCAATTTTAGTGTTTGGAGTTGTTGTATTATTCGCAATAGTGATTGGGTTGTTGAGATAAGAAACACCTTGGTTGGTGGTGGTGGCTAGTCCGTATGAAGTCTTAACCCAGTTAGTTCCATTATAAACAAACTCAACTTCACTATTAGCGGGAATATCGTTAGCAACTAAATTTGTTGAGCCATCACTTTTTTTACAAGTAACTGCTGAACCACCAAAAGCTGCAATTGTTGAAGACCCGGTATTTGCATTTGTGGTTTTAAATCTAATTCTTGTTCCAGTTTTTAATACTGGATTGGTAAATGGAGTTGAAGCATTAACAACATAAACATTTGCCCCAGAACTTGTATCAGTGCAAAGAATACCAGCTTGTGATACATAACTCTTAATACAATCAAGTAATTGTGTATTTACTGTAGCTCCAGCACTTGAATCTACCACATCTCCAGCCATCGGAATTGCATTAGCAATTTCTTTAGTGACCATATTAAGCCAAGTAGCATCCGCTTTTGGTGGGCTATTATCTATAAAATTTGAAGTTTTGTTCGCCATAAAATTTAATTAACAATTAATAATGTATTTGCTGGTTTGATAGCATTAAATAAATCTATCAATAAAGATTCTGAACCACTTGGGGTAAACGGAACATCATAAGGTGGATTACCAGCATCGCTAAAATCCTCTGATGATATAATTAATATAAATTCTTCATTTTCCCCAATTGGAATAAATGGAACATCGTAAGGGGGATAAGCCGCTTCCTTACCAGTTTTTATAGCGACATTTAGCCCTAATAAATCAGCTAGAGCCTTCATATCATCTATTGTTAAAACACCAAGGCTTCTTAGTTTTGTTAAAATTTGATTTCTTCTTTCCTCAATCGTTAAGCCTTCCGTTTTCTTAAAAATATTATCGGGAATGCCGACACTTGACTCCCACAATGATAAAAATTCTTCATCATCACAAGTTAAAATACTTAAATTATTCCAATCTTTAGTGAATAAATCATCGACATCTTTAAAGCTTTTTGAAATTCCTTTCATTAATTTATATAATCCACTATCTTGATAATTTTTTGCATTAAAAAATTTATCATTAGGCAAATAAGATGTGGTTATAAAAGTTTGTTCTTGTAATGTTTTTATATCAAAATTGTCCATTTTACGGGTATGTTATAGTTCCTAATGTTGATATTTGATTTAATCCAATTAAATTATCCTGTGTTGGATAACTTAATGTAAATTCAGGTTTTCTACCAGTTGAATCAAAAGTGTTTTCAATGATAGCTTTAAATGAAGCTAATTTATCGTTAACACCAATTTTATTTTTACTTCTAAAATAATTATCTAATGAGCTTGTTATCGCTGATTTCATTGCGGTTGTATTTGGATATAAATAACTAAATGTAAAGTTTTGTGGCACCGCAATTGGAGAGAATACCATTAAATCAGTATCATCCATATTACTTGGTAATTTTGTTAACAATTGGTTTCTAACTTTTTGAACTTCAGTCGATGACGGAATAATGCTATCATCGTTATCCCTTAATATACCAATTCTAACTTGCCCAGGCTGAACATAAGAATAAGAAGCGGTAATAGTTCCAGTTGGATTAACGGGAGTTCCAGCAACATAAAAAGCAAATCTATTAGCATCTAATTTGATAATTTTAGTTCTGACATTATAATCACTTGGACTAGCTCCAAATATTTGTATAGTTGTATTGTCAAATGAACCATGATTATTAGAGATAGCTATTGCAACATTATCATTTCTTGTTATTGAAGATATTGATATTTGTGCAGTAGTGGTTGTTGGGTTAAATATCTGAACTCTAGTTATTCCACTAATTTTTTTACATTCACTTTCGATAAAAGCATTATTAAAATAAGCTACTGGATTAGCCATTCTATCTCGTATTCTTTGTCTATAAGACACATTGTCCTCAACATCAGTTCCATTAGTTAAGCCTTCATACCCAACAAAACAATTAGTATTTACATCCGCAACGGCTTGAGATAATTTTAAAAGGTTTCCATGAGATAAATTAGTGGCAAAACCAGACGAAGAAGCTTTAACTTTAATTGATGCACTTTTCCATTGAACTACAATTGTTCCAGTAGCACTACCTTGAGTTCCTGCTTTTTCAAATGTAAAAGAACTTGACGATGTTATTGTTATAACTTGATTACTAACATTAAAATCATCAGGAACTGCACCCGTGATAGAATCAATAGTGAAACCACTAGCTAAATTAATTGAATTGCTAAATGTAACCGTAACCAAAGTTCCTGTCCTAGAAATAGATGCTGGAGTTACCTGTTGTAATGCAATAGTTCCATCAGATTGAGTTGTAAAAATTAAGCCTGATACAGATTGTATTGATGTATTTGCACCAATTATAGCACCATTTAAGCCACTAAACACAACATCACCCTCCGATGGTGTGGCTGGATTTAAAGTAATTTCGTAAGGCTCTCCATGAACAGGAAGATATTCATCATCACAAGTGTTTATAAAAGCTTGCCTATTTATATTTAATCGTTTTCTATATAGGTCAAAAATACGAGAAGCTAATGCACCAATCATGGTTTTATCAGAATCAACTTTTAATGCCTCACCTTCAGTTTCAATAGAAACATCGGCTTGCATTTTATCGTTAATCTCTTTAATTGTGTCTGGTGTATTAAATTGTGCCATTTTCTATAGTTATACCATACTTTATTTCGTTTTTTAAAAAAGGTTTTATTTTTATTTCAAATAATATTTTATTTATAGAAATCATGTAGTTATAAATTTCAGTATCTTCTAAAATTTTGTTATTTTGATCTACAAAATTAATCTCTAAATCTTCAACAACTTCTTCATCTATTAACCATTGTAAACAATCTTCAATATAACTATAAGTTAAATTTATGTTTTCTTGGTTTAATGTAGCTTGTTGCAATGTCCACAAAAAACTTCCTTGTTGAAAATTATTTTCATGTATTACCAAATTACCAAACCAACCATTTTCACCTATATTTTTATTCTCAAATTCCGGAGATATGTCTCTTTTGTTACAAAATAAAGACATATAAATAGCATTTTTCAAAGGGTCTGCTAGAGATGTAAAATCAACATCAAAAGCATATTGCTTTCCCTGAACCTCTTTAAAACCTAAAGTCATTATACTACTCCTCCACTTACCCCACCGCCCGGCATAACAGCCGAATGAGTATGAGATAAGAAATTTTTACCCGCAATAGTAGTGCCAGTTCCGGTTAATGTTGAATTTCCAGAAACCTCTAAATTTCCAGTTATCTTAACATTCCCAGTAATTTCTACACTATTACCTTTTAAGGTGATTTTATTTTTTTTGCTAATTATGTCAATATCTCCATTGTCCATAAAAAAGACTCTATTTTCATTTTTGCCATAAATAACTAAGCCATTTTGAATTGAATGTATATATTGTAAATCAATAATAAATCCATAATTTCTTGAGGTGTCGCAATCTGTGTTAATTACAATGCACTGCATACCTATTTCTGGAAAGCCACTTATTCCCATTGAGCCTGTTATTATAACATCATCAACCTCAACATCATTCCTAAGAAGATTAACTTTTGCATAAATAACATCATTATTAACTTCTAAATTAGTAATTTTTCCTATATTTATATAATATCCTTGCATATTTTATTATTTTGATTTATTAAGGCTCAATAATTACTTTCGCCCCATCCCCTCTTTTACCTCTTATGTTTTTTACAATTGGCTCAAATAAAGAATTGGTATAAGATTTTTCATTGACTAAAGTTAAATAGGAATTTGTCCCTTTATCATTTTTGCTGTATCTAACACTTTTAATCAAGAATCTACCAAAAACATTTCTAACTTCGTCTTGGACATCAACTAGCATATTAGTTTTCCATAGTGGATTTATCGATAAATTTTCTTCTAAATTTTGCCTAAAGCCAAAAACTCTACAACCATATTGAAAAGACTGAGTTTTTCTAATGTCGGCTTCCCATTGAGCCAAATCATTTGCCTGTTTTATGCTTGAAACTTGCTTAAATATGGTCAGTATTCTATTTTTTCTTATTTCATTATCATAAACAATGCCGGTTCCGTTAATTAATGAACTTGCTCTATTTTCCTTTCCTTTGGTAACAATCATTTCTTCTTTAGGGTCAATTGCGGCACTTTGTTCAATTCCTGAGCCATTAACTATAGATTTAACAATGTATTTGTAGTATCTTTGTGAATAATCTATATCAACTTCAGAATTTAGTATGTTGTTTAGCTCATCATCTTTAAACCTAACAAGTATAGTGTCACAAACTTTGCTAGCTAGCTTGTTTATAACTAAATTACTTCTGCCATCAGAAGTAAGTATCAATCTTCTTTTATCTGCACATCTTTTTATTAATTCAAATGCAGAATCATTATCTCTATGTTTAATGTCATCACCAGATTCTAATATATCAATGTTTCCATAATTATTTATAATAGAAATTGCATTATCTTTATTGTAGGGGTTTAATCCTGTTGATAACGTATAATTCAAAGCCATTAAAACTTGCTTAACCAATTCAACAAAATTTATGGGTGTTTGGTATATTTTAGCACCTATTCTACTATCTACCAAGTCGCATAAAATATCTCTTCCTTGAATTCTCATTGTCGATGCCTCGCCCTCATCCTTCTCTTCGATTTTCTCAATATAACCTTTTAAAAAATCTTCATTATCAATTTTAACATTTACAATATCGCCTTGTTTTATCAAATCTCTATCCTTAGGAACATTTAAAGTAATTGAAAATGTTTTTAATAAAGCTTCTATGTCTTCATAAAAATCATAGCTTAAAAAACTTGTATATGTATATCCATTAATATCAATAGTTATGTTATTCATGTCGTAAATATTTTTATATCACCATTTAAATTTGATGGGTCTTGAACTTTATTTAAATTTAAAATATTTTCATATTGACCTCTTGCACTCTGATTATACAGATTATATGCTAGTGCAATTGCTGGAAGCTGATTAGTGTTTATAGAATTAACATATGGCAATTTAAGTTTTAAATTTTTCAAATCTAATAGTGTTTGATACCGGATATTTTGAACTAAAGTATAAATCTCATCGGTTAAAAATATTGGATTTATTGAACTATACATTGTTTCTAATTTTTTAATAATATTGTTAATTTCAGACTGGTCTTTATAATTAATTGCTGTTGCAATAATAAAAGAATTACTCAATAGTGCTACCTTGGTTGTTGATGATATTGTATTGGAAACCTTAACTTCGTTAAGTAAGCTTTGAAAAGGAGCCGCTGTATTTCTAAAAACTTTTTCTTGCAAATTAAAGGCATCTGAAAAATTAGAAGTAACTTGTATCAGTCTTCCCAAATTAGCAACAAAACTAGTGGCAAATTTTGAAGGAAATTTTAAAACATCATTAATTGAGTTTTTTAAATTAGTTATATCTGCAGTTAAACCTGCAATTTCGTCATTAATTCCATTAATGGTCTCCATAGCTTGTTGCATAGCATCACAAACGGCTGTTATTCCGTCTCTAACTGAATTATAGCTTTCCAAAGCACTATCTAGCCCATCAATCATGTTTTCAATTCCAAAGCCAAGTTTTTGCTTAATTAAATCATCTAATTTATTTAATAAGCTCTTTTTATTTTCTAATTGTGTTGGAAATTTATTTAAATCAGATTCGGCACAAACAAATTTATAAATGCACTGACCGATTTGATTTTGAACAGGTTCTATTTGTTCTGCACGAACAATTACTACCTCTTTTCTTCCCAATGTCGGGTGTATCAAAACTCCCAAACCTTCATGAGATAGAGCTTTTTCAAATCTCTTTTTATTTCTTTTGTAGCTTGATGGTGTTAAGTTGTTTGCCGTTATTTGTGCTGTAAGCGAATAAACACTTCGATATTTTCCCATGTCTTCAACATACCTTGAGTCGGAGTTTGGATATTCAAATATAACGGTTTTTCTTCCTAGTTGAGGCAATGAAGATTCTAAAGCTATAAAAGGTACTCCATTTAATTTTGGTGCATACCAGTTTGAATTAAGAGGCATATTTTCCTGTAATCATGTTAATTCCAGTGTCAAGTTTTTGACCACCTGAAGTATAAATATTCGAAGTAAATCCTTTTGGCATTTCTTCAATTTTCAAAATTAACTCTATTTGTTGTTTTCCTTGATTGGGAAAGTCTCCCTTTAAAGGTTCTTCTGGCAACTGAGTTATTTCAGGTTGATTAATTCCTTTTAAAGACATGTTTTTAGGAAAATAATCAATTGTTTTTAAAAAGTCTTTAACAGGGTCAGCTTGTGGGTTAATATAAGTCATGTTTTGTTTGGGCTTCTTTGTTTTTGATAATAAAGAATTAACAAATAAGTTTGGATCCATGCTCATATTATTTTGTCCAGGTAAAACTGGGGCATCTACTTTATATTTTTCTCTATAAAAATCTTTAAATTTTTTAGCTTCTTTGTCAAACATAGCTTCATCATAAGCAACACCTATTTCTTTACCTAAGTCATAAGCTAGTCCTCCAGCAAGAACAACTCCAGCCGCCTGTGGTCCGAGCAATGTTCCGAGTATCCGATTTTTTGCCATTGCTTTTGTAAGAAATTTTAAAGCTAGTTTTCTAGCAGAATACACAGTTAATGCGAGACTAGCATCTGGTATAAGTGATTGGTCTATAAATTTTTTAGTTACTGCGGCAGTTTTTCTTAGTGGACTAACATCTTTTCCTTTATATTTGGCATTCATTATTTCATAATATGAATTATTTGGGTTTAATTCATCTGACATCCCTATTTTATTAAAATAGTGAATTACTTTTGAAACTCTATCTATGTTCTTTGCTAATTGGCTAGGAAAACCTCCTTGTTGACTTGCTAAATCTATAGCTTGTTTACTAACTGATGCAAATCTTCCAACGGAGCCGGTAAAAGTGTGGGATTTTTCTTCCACCATGCCACCTAGCATTTCTTGTGTGACACCTAGAACCTCGGTTAGGATTCCTCCGCCCAAAACTCCATCCTCCATTAACTCATTTAAGTTAATTTCTTTTTTTCTATACTTTCCCCACATGCCATAAAGCCTTGGGTTGCTTTTTTTTATTTTTTCACTAAAAATAACTTTTTTAATAGCAGCTTCAAGAACTGGTCTTGCTATACTCATCTGCTCAAGCAATTGCTGATTAACTTCTTGTCCTTGAAGTTTATCTCTACCTAGCATTTGAGAAACAGCTAAGAAAACTAATTTTGTTCTTTCTGCATTTAAACCACTTACTCTTGACAAGCCAGTAAATGCTTGAGTTATATCTCTTACATCTTGATCGCTATACTTTTTTTTTCCTCCAGCCCTTACTGCTTGCATCCTCATATATTCTGGAGCTACACTTGTAAAATCTATACCATATCTTTCACCCAGATCATATAAAAAGTTTATATCCGATCTTGTTTTTTTCTGGTAGCCCATTTTATCTTTAATGCCAGAAGCAAAGTTCATTGCATCTAAAGAGGCTCTTACATTTTCTAATTCAATTGGTGTATTAATAATAGCCGATGCCGCATTTTCAGTCCCAACCGCGAGTCTATAAGCTGCATAACCACCCAAAACTTGTCCAAAAGTTCTTCTTCCACCTAAAAAGCCACCTTCATTATTTTGAGAGAATCCTCCTCTTCCTCGATAAGCCTGAGCCTCTTCTCTTGTTAAGGTTCTACCACCAAGACCTAAACTACCTGATATTGAAGCTGTAGTGCTTTTTTCACCGACAACACCAATTACATTACCCTTTTTATCTCTTACATAATTAATCGGTGAAACTTTAGCATTTCTTTCATCTTGTATAGCTTTTTCAAAAGTTTTTTTTCTTTGCTCTTCAATTTTTATTTGTCTTTTATAATTATCTTCCTGCTCTTTTCTAAGAATTTTTTGTTCTCTTTCTTGCTGTTTAGCAAAAAACATTTCTTGTTTTTGAGTTTGTTTTTGTTCTTTTTCTTTTTCTTTTAAATTTTTATTTAATTCTTTTTCAAAATTCTTTTTTAAAAAATCATTATAATCTGCTTTTCTTTTTGATTCTTGTAATTGAGATTTTTGAATCCTTTCTTTTTCTTTTAAATTTCTATTTAACTCTTTCTCGAAATTATTTTTTAAGAAATTATATTGCCTTTCATTTTCCCTTCTTAATTTATCTTGTTGTTTATTAAAATTAGGGTCTATGAATTTTTGATTAAGTTGGCTAAGGCTTTCAATTTTAAGTGACGAACCCAAAGATTTACTTAATTTACTAAAGGTGCTTTCAACACTCTTGGCTTTCTTGTCAATGGCATCTAATGTCTTGGAGGCTGAATCTAATGCTGTAATTGTAAATTTAATATCACTCATTTTTTTCTATATTAATCTTATATTGATTAGATACTTCAATCCAATTAAGAAATTCTTGCAAACTCCAATTTCTAACCCTTTCATAATCAAACATTGGGTTTTCTTTTAAGAAATGATATATTGCAAGAATTATTTCATTTTCATTAAATACAAATTTTTTGTTATTATTTTTATAACAACTTAAAATTAGTTCCTTTCTGCCAATTCTAAGTTGTAAGCCAACAAAAAACTTGTTACATATTTATAAAATAAAAGTTTTGATATTTGATAAGGAACAAATTCTAAATTTAAAACTCCTTCTTTGTTACTAGTGGGAGTGATTAATTTCATTTTAATTAAATAAACCAATACTGCATTAATATCAGTTTTATCAATGTTTTCAGCTAATTTATCCTCTAGTTCTTTTCCATGAGCTGTTGGAATTGGTTTTAATGTGATTGATTTAGTTTTTTGAACTTCTTGAGTCCCAGGAATTGTGAAACTCCATTCAAATTCAATTTTTTGTTTAACTTCACTTTTTCCGTTTTCATCTTTGTTTTCATTAGAAAGTAAATTTATTGAATCTATTACAATTCCAGTTGTGAAATAATTTGACATATTATAATTTTATTTAAGATTGAATAAGGGCTGGTTCTCCACTAAATTGAAATGAAACACTCGAATCCGCACCTAAAGTTAAATTTGCAATATCATTAACTAAAGTCATGTTTGAATAAGTTAAGCTACCAACACCATCGGCTTGTTCAGAAAAAATATTAATTTTAATATCGTGTCTATTTTTTAAAGATTTAAAAAATAATAATGGATTAGCTAAACCAGTATTTGCATTCATTCTAATAGTAAAAGATACCGCCCCAAATGTATTTGCAAAGTTTGGAATATTGGTTACTTTTATTTGAGAACCATTGACTTGAGGAATCTGATCGTAAGTAATGGTTCCAGTAGTAACACTTAAAGTGTTTAAATCTATAAATAAATCAACTCCGTCAAGTTGAACTTTTGGTATATAAGGTAATGTTGACATAAATTTTTATGAATTTGCCGTTAAATTAAATTGAATATTTTCTAATTGACCCATATTTTTATAAGAAGCCGCACCAGTCATTGTGTTTGTTGCAGTATTTATATTTATGATTAAATTAGATTCAAACTCGGTAAGTAATGCTCCATCATCAAAATCAACTATACCAAGATTTGACATTTCTTTAAATAAAGAAGTTATAAATAGTTTAGCTGATTTTTTGTTTACATAAATTACATCATTAACTGTTGTTGGAGGTGTTCCATTAATTAAGACTGCCTGTGCATATGTTTTTTTCCATTGCTTGTAAAGATATTCTTTAACAATGGCTGAATTTAAAAATTTATTTAAATTTATAAATGTTTGACCATCATTAGTTGTGTTTGCTTTTTTATAGCAAGTCATAAATCTAGCTCTAGTGACTACATTTAAATTTGAATCATCCATAGCTAAAACAGAACCACCTAAATTTTCTATGCCAGTTTTTTCTTCAAATGACCAGTTTAGACCAACTAGTATTTTAGACACATTAAGCAACTTAACACTATGATATGGCACTGCTACTTTATTTAGACCACCAGATACATTTGTTCCTTGCATAAAGTTAGCAATCGGAGACTCTGGTATTAATCTTAATGAGTCAGTTGCAAGTAATCTAGCAGAAAGAACTATAGGCAATTCTAGTATTGAAGAACCTTTTATGTTAGGTTCGTTAGCAACTTTTATAAACACATTGTTTATTACCTTAGAGGCTAAATTAGTTAATGCGGTTTGTGCATCGGCATAACTATTAACTTGAGTAATAACCGCATAAGATTCTAAAGTTTGATTTATTGTGTTAAATTTTGCTTCTAAATTATTTTTTACTTCTGTTAAAAAACATTTTTGAGTAGCAATATCATATCTCGCTTCTTTAATTTTATTTAAAACATTTGTAATTACCGGGTCAGTTGCACCGCCAGAAAATGCAGTAATTGTAGCATTGACACCACTTGGCAAAGATTCGGCATAAATAGAAAACTGATTAGCTTCAGTGCCTTTATTTTTGGCAGTAAATGTAATTGTGCCAGTTGTATTTGATGCGGTCACTGGAGAGTTTTCATCAGCATTAACTAATGTGGCTAAAGTATCTCCTATTGAAGTAGCTGTTGCTGTTGACAAAACATCGATTTCATATCTATTTAAATATCCTGAGCCAATAATAAAAACAGCTTTTCCATTTTTAATACCAGAAGTTGTTAAAGCAATTGAACCAGTTGCTGCTACACCAGAGGCATTATCAGAAACAATTATTGCACTAAGTGGCGATAGCTTGTTTACTTCTCTAAAAGCTTTTATAGCGAGGTATGCTTGAGAACCAGCTCCGCATAATGCTTTTAGCTCATCAATTGAGGTTGGAACATTTGTTATAAGATTTCCAGAGGTAAAACTACCACTAGAAATTCCTTGAGCCAAAATTAATTGTTGCCTTAAATCAAGACCAAATAATGCTTGTCCTGAAATAAGTTGTATATTTACATTAGGATAGGTTTCTGACATATTTTATTAATTTTGTTTTTTTGTTTTATTTTCCTTTTTTGTTAAAGAAAAATGACCATTGTTATGTTTTATTTGTTCATACCAAAAACCATCAAGAGGAGTATTTTCGGAATCAACATCAATTTCAATTTCATCACCAACTAGATATTGTTTTCCACTTGGATGATAAAAATTTATTAAAAATTTTAATATTGCTTTCATGTTGTTTTAAAAAAAGATTGATTTTAATAACTAACAAAATACACTAAAAATAAAATTAAGTCAACACAGATAACATTAAGAGTCTAATATATGGATATAAATCCTCGATTAGTTGATAAAATAGTAAGTCAACAATCTAATAACATTTATAAAGAAAGTTTTTATGACTTCTTTTGCAATGTAGCCTTTCCTGCGATATTTCCCTCAAAACAAATCAAAACATCCAAATCAACAGAAATTCTTTGTGCGGTAGCTGAAATAGTTTCTAAAGGAACAAAAGGATGGCATAGAGTTATTGTTAATATTCCACCTGGATTAATGAAATCGACGATTTTATCAGCCGCTTTACCAGCTTGGCATATAGGAAGAAATGCAAGCGAAAGAATTTTTGGTATATCGAACACTGACAAGCTTGTAACTAGAAATGTTGGCTGGACAAAGCTTATTATGAAATCTCAAAAATATAATAAAATTTTTCCCGATATAATTATTAACAAAGATACAGAAAACCATATAAAAACATCAGTTGGAGGAGAAAGACAGGGTTTTTCTACCTTAGGAAATATAACAGGAGAAAGATGCGATTTTTTAATACCAGATGATTATATGTCATCTATTATGATTAGGTCAGAGGCTGAAAGGACAAAAGCCCTTAAAAACTGGGATGAGGCATTTTATGAAAGGGTTGATAAACTAACTGGAAAAGTATTGATTATAGAGCAAAGATTAAGCATATTTGACTTAACTGGTTACTTAAGCAGAACTAGACCGGGTCAATATAAAGTTATTTCCTTGCCAGCATATTTTGAAAATGAAACAACTATAGAAATTGGTAATAAAAAATTCTACTTTGAAAAAAACGAACTATTGTCTCCTTATTTAACATGGGAAGAGATTGAAATTAAAAGAAACTCTGTGGTTGACCCTGAGACTGGTATAGCAAATGGTAAAGAAGTATTTTTTGCTCAATATATGCAAAATCCATTAGCTAAAACACAAGATAGAGTTAATATGGACTGGTTTCAGCCGTTTGAAATATCTAAAGTTCCCTATATGAAATTTGAAAGAGTTGTGGTCTCAGTTGACTCAGCTCAAAAACCTAATGAGATTAATGACCCTAGTGCTTTTTTAAAATTTGGAATAGTAAACAATTCTAAATTTTTAATTGATTGTTATTGTGAACGAAAAGTTTACCCAGAAACTCGCGAAGAATTAATAAAGTTTTGTCTCAATGGGCATAAAGCCACAGATTTAATAATTGAGGATGCAAATACAGGTTCAAGTTTACTACAAGAATTTATAAAAGAAAACAGGCTTTATGATGTAAGAATAATACCAATTAAACATAAAGGCATAAACAAAGAAATTCGATTCGATACCGCAACTGGAAACTTTGCCGATAAAAGCTACTACTTTCCAAGAGATGCAACTTGGTATCCTGATTTTGAAAATGAATTAATGCAATTTCCTAAAGGTAGGCATGATGATATGGTGGATTGTCTTGGTCAATTCGCAAATTGGTATAAAGACCAAAATACAATATTTGAATATTTTACAATGTGTGTTTAAAAACTTAGATTTAAATTAAACATCGTGTTACTATTATTTGCATCTTTTAAATCAAAAGCTATATTTGTTAATGCTGTTGTGTCATATTCAGCGATTTCTAAATCGTTAGTAAAGTCAATAGCGGTTTCAAATAAAAACACATGAGAGTAAAAAGATTTTTCAGATTCTTTAATTTGATCAACAATTGGTGTAAGCTTGTGATAGCCAACATTTCCGAACGGGGAATCAGGTATGTATCCAGCAATAGATTTGCATATTGCAACCAAATAATCAGATACCTTATCTTTTTCATAAGCTAAACCAATTGAGCTTGCTGATTCGCCTAAATTTATCATGGCACACAATTCTAATCCTTGGATTAATTTTACACTAAGATTTGTTCCTAAAAAATTTTCAACATTTATATCGGTTTTACCATTTGGATCTTTTCCCGCCATTCTTGCCAATGTATAAACAAATAACCAAGATTTTGCTTGATTTGTAGCATCGATACCACCTAAAAATATTTCTTTAGCTCTTTCATAGTCAGATACCCCGATTATTCTAATATTTTCTTTTAATACACCAGCTAAATTATTTGCTATATATGGCTGACCATATAAATTGCTAGCAACACAAGTAATTGTATTATGAGTATGTGATGCGACTAATTTATATCCATTATAACCATAGTTTCTTTTTTCTAATAATTTTATAGAACCCGTAGGGTTTTCATTTGCGGTTTGGTCTATTATATAAAAAAACAAATGATTTGAAGCTGGCAATATAACCTCAGTTAATTTTGTATCTGAGGCAATTCCAAAAAAATTATCGATTGTAAATGTTGTTGAATTAACTATAGACTTAACAGAAACAAAATTATTATTAACATTTATTTTATAATTTTGATTTACTATAAATGGATTATTTTCAGTTGTTGTTATTGTAATGGTATCATTATTGTTAACAATAAATGAGGATACTTTAAAAGTCAAACTTGATAAACTATATAAATCTTTAATTCCATTATACTTTACATCACTTGCACCAGCAATCTCAACCTTACTTTGGGTTTTTATTATATTATGAGCAGAGTCAGTCAGTGCAATTGCAATATTGTTGTATTTTTTTAAAGAAATTATGTTATAATAATTTTTAATATCACAAACTAAAAAAGTATCATTATTTTGTAAGTGATGATTTGCACTTAGTGTGTATGTGATATTGTTTCCATTTGTGGTCACATTAGTTATGTTAATACTATCAGAAAAGTCATCAGTATATTTGGGCAATACAGCTTTTAAATGGTGAACAATCTTTTCTGTTTTCATGCTATATATTTTTTATATTATTAGTAATTGCATTACGAATTTTTGTTGCAATCAATGTTCTATTTTGTGCCAATGGTCTTCTAATATTGTTTCTTGGAGCGATTTTATCAGTTCCAAACTCTTGCAAAGAGGCATGTTTGGCAGTTGCCCCAATAATCTGTTTATTAGCCCCATGACTCTTAGTGTAAACACTTTTACTTAATTTACCAGTTAAAACTGCTGAACTTTCCTCTCCGCTTGAATTTGATGCCTTATGGGTATAACTACTTCCTGCAGCGATTTTTAATCCTTTAGGAGCTGGGTATCTTAATATTTTACTTGAAGTAGAGATTGTCGAATATTTAGATGACTGAGTTCTTTCTCTTTGAATTTTTTTTCTCCCTTTTGTTTTATAAAAAATATAGGTATTTCCAGTTTTAGGAAGCTCCATTTGTCTTCTAACTTCTTTTACCATGTAATTACCAGAATGTCTTAATCCAGTCTTAATACCATTTTCTATGGCTTTCTGTATTTTGTCTGTAATTTTTTGACTATTTTTTTGGCTTAAGTTAATTTCTATGTTCATATAATATTTAAATTAACATTGACAGAGCCATTATGAGAGCATTTTAGCATTGCAAAAATATTTTCACCATGTAAATTTGGCATAACTTCTAATATTTTATAAGCTTCACCTCGACAAATAACCATATTTTCTAATTTAATAATTTTCGAAGAGTCCCTTCTTATGTAAAAATGGTCAGTAACTTTACCAAGAATATTAGTGCCATTAAAAACATCTTCTCCATTAACACTAATTTGTAAAGCCCAAGTATTAGCTATTAGATTTTCTTGATCAATCAAAACATCTTGAGTGTTTGTGTTGTTAGCTTTTTTTATTCGAGTAATTATTTGGATTGGTATATTTAAATCACCTATTTGGATATTTCTTTTTGGTTTGGTGATAAATTTGCAAGAATTATTGTCCATATCATACAAAAGGTTCTATTTGATTTGCATTAAAAAAACTCATAGCAATACCCATATTATTGCAACAAGCATCTCCCCTATTCTTATAAAGAAATGCAATATATTCTAATAATACCTGTTTAATTGTAAAAGGAACATCTACCTCAGTTGAGCCAAATCCTGATGTAAAATTGATAATAACTGCATCAGCTTTATTATCAATTGTTGATGGGTATTCTTTATATTCTTTTAAAAAAATATGAGAATATTGATTACTATCATCAAAATAATAACTTGATGAATCAAATGTTGTTAAGACATTATTTAAATAATATTGTATAGATATTATTGATTGTAGTTTACTTCTCTTGATTTTTATTGGAGTATGAATACAAGGGAAAGTATCTAAATATGTTTTATAAGTTTTTGTTATTAAATCAATCGTGGTAATGTTTTCGAATCTCTCAATGGCTGTTTTAATAAGATTTGTTAAATAACTATCTTCTTGAGTAAAATCTATTCGTAAATGAGCCTTAACATCATTTAAAGAAATAGCTAGTGGTAATTGGGATAAATTAGTCACTAGCCTATATTTAATTGGTTGGGAAAAATAAAAATACATTATTTATTCTTTTTATTTTTGGATTTTATTTCCTTGTTTTCAACAGCAAGTTTATCCTCAGGAGTTTCGATTTTAATTTCGTCCTCAGGAGTTTCGATTGCTAAACTATCCTCAGGAGTTTCAATATTTAAATCTTGCTCAGGAGTTTCAATTACTATATTATCCTCAGGAGTTTCGATTGCTAAACTATCCTCAGGAGTTTCGATTTGTCTAGTTTTCCTAGCTTCACTTAAGCTAACTTCTGTGATAAAATCTTTAAAATTAGTGCATTTTATAGCAAATTCAAAAGATTCTTTTAAGATTGATTTTAAAAAGTTTTCAGTATAAAAGCCTTTTTGCAAAATAGGATCATTATTTGGAAAAATATAAGTTTGAGATAACTTATAAATTGTTGCATTAGAAATATTTTCAGTATCTAGAGAATTAATTTTCATAAAATAAAATTAGATTAAATAGTTTTTGTGGCGAAAAAACTAATAATTATTAAACTTGTTTAATAGGGTCAGTTAAGCATCCAGCTACAGCGGAAACTCTATAAGTTCCGGTAAAGCCAGTGGTTTTTATATTAACACGACAAAACTCTTGAGGAGTTACATGTAAACTAGAAAAAGCGATAGCTGATTTACCAGCGGCGCTTAATTTAGTTTGAGTAAAAGGCTCAGTATCAATAGTTCTATCGTTAGCATAAATTTTAGTTTTATAATTACTAGCACTATAAGTTACCAAATTAGCACTATCAAAAGTGTCTACTGAGTCAAATTGAATATTGAGAATTTCAACTGAACCAGCCGAACGACTAACAGCTTCCAAGAATACTTTTATATTAGCTCCCAATGAACCAAAATTAGTATTTTTTAAAGCTACCGCTAATGAAGGGGTTGCGCTAGTATCAGTAGTAAGAGCGGTATTTTCTTTTAAAGTTAAAAGAACATCCGCTGAGTATTTATCAAAAGGATTCATATTATTTACCTATAAATTAAATTAATTTTTAAGAACTGCTACACCTAAAGCTTCTTGTTTGCTAATATTACCAGCAGCATAAGAAACTTTACCCATAACAAATTCCCCGTCAATAAGTTCATCTTTAAAGTTGTTGTCAACACCGACTTTAACAAAAGAACTATTAACTAAAGTGTAACCATCATTAAACAAGCCCGCAACACAAGCAAGTTTACCAGCATCATCAGCAGGTGTTCCTACAAAACCAGTTGTTACTTTAGAAGCATTAGCACTGAAATTATCATTGAATTTAGAATAATTTCCAAATCCATCATTTTCATCCACATTACCAGCTACTTCATTGGTATCTACTGGAATAACACGAATTAAACCTTGTGCAGTTTTGATTCTAATTAAACCATTTACATACTCAAATCTTTCTGTTTTTTGATGTCCGTCAGAACCTTCTGTTCTAAACATAGCGGCAAGAATACCTTTATCAATTAGAACTGAGAAGCTAGGATTTAAAGTATAAGGTGTTTTAAAGCCTTTGATAAATTTATCAAAATCATCAAAAGTAAATACACCTTGAGCAGCACTTAAATATTTTCTAATATTATTGTTAGCATCTTGAGCAGAAGGAATAATTCCTTTGATACCATCAGTTCCATTAGATAATTCACCATTAAAGATTGAAGCGGCTTTAATTTTTTTATCGTTTTCTTCGATAGCGGCAAATTCTTCTAGGAGAACATCCGTATTGTATTGACCTGCTTGTAAAGCATTGTAAAAATCTGAAGTAATAACATTGTAAGCAGTATATTTTGATAAATAAAAACTTACTTTTTTTGCTTTAAGTTTTTTCATTTCAGATCCGCCAGAACCTTCAACCGACATTTTACCTCTAACCGAGTTAGGAGCTGATCTGTCTATTAAAGTGTGGGCTAATTGACCTTGAACTTGACTAACAGTAATATTTTTAACTAAATCAATTACTGGGTTAATAGTAGCTAATTTTTCAATAATATTACCTAATTGAGTTTCGCCATTAAAAAATGCACCAGCATGTGAATTATCAGATGTATTTATAAATGCTTTATATTGACCATTTTTAAAAAATTTATTATTTTGCTCATCAGCAGTAAATGTTGGACTTTTTAAATTTGTTGGTGTAATTAAAGAAGTTACTAGTGCTTTAGTTTCTGATTCACTAAAAATTGATTTTTTTTCATTTGAAGCCTTAGAAAACCCATTATTAATAGCATCTTCAATTTTGGAAATTGATTTTTTTGAATTTTCCTCAATATCGGCTATCTGTTTTTTTAAAGTGGCTTCTATTTCAGTAATTTGAGCTTTTAGCTCAGTTTTTACTTCGGATGATTTTTTTTCAGATTCAGCAACAGCCTCTTTCGCTGAGAGAGCTACTGCCTTAACTTGAGTCAATCCGTCCATTATTTCTTTGTGCATATTTCGTTAATTTTATTTAAGATTAAAAAATTTTCTATAGATTCAAGAATTGCTTCTTCATCAATAGATTCCTCGTTTTTTTCCTCAACATCTCGTTGAGTATCCGATTCTTCCTTAACTTCATCTCGCAAGTTAGAAGATTTTAGAATTTTTTTCATCACACTAATCATTGTTTTTGATTCAGTGTTTGAGCAACCTTTTTGTTTTAAAAGTTTTTCAATATCTCTTTCATCTCTTAGATTTTCTAAAGATTTAAAACTTTCGATAGTTGCTTCTGGATTCATGGCTAAAGTAACAAATGAGTATTCAAATAAATTACCTTCTTTAATTATTCTAATATTGGTTTCCTTGTCATATTCTTCTTTTTTTACAGAAAAGCCAATTGACATTTCTTGCAAAGTGCCATTTTCCATTAATGGAATTATTTCCTCTTTTACTCTCCAATGAGCTTTAGGCAATCTACTTTCTACCATTATGCCTTTTTCATCTTCAGTTATATTTATGGCATGACCGACAGGACTAAACATATCATGTTGCCATAGTGCTGGTATAACTTTTCCATTTTTAGTTCTCTCAGCAATTGAATTTGTAAAAGCACCCTTCGAAACAATATCTTTTCCTAAGTCAATATCATAAGTTGAAATATATGATTTAACATAAAAAAACTTATCATCTTCAAACTGCCCGTCTTGATTTAAAGACTTTTCTATTCTAGCTGAGAATTGCTTTATTACTTTTTCTTCCATAAAAATTTATTGGATTAATAATTAATCTTGACAACAATATTTATTTTTGATAATTTGTCAATATACATAACCCTAAGAGTCTAATATATGGATAAAAAAGATAATAAAAGAGAAACAGAAGTGTATTTTTTTTTGCAAAAAATAAAATCAGCATCATCTGTTTTGTTAGATTTAAAAGAAATCAAGAACGACAAAACTGAAACTATATTTGATTATCTCGCAATGAAAAATTGCAAACAAAATTGGTATACTCATGGAATACCAAAAAAATATAAGGTAATATTAAGATTGTTAGAATTATTAAAAGATCACCATAAAAAAGCACAAGAATTACAGAAAAAAGTTAATGAATTTATAAAACAAAAAAATGAATTATAACTGGAACTTAAAAGACACAATTTTCACAAAAGATAAAGGTAAGGTTTTTACTTGTTTTTCTGGCGGAGGTGGAAGCTCACTTGGATACAAACTTGCTGGCTTTGATGTTATTGGTTGTAATGAAATAGATAAAAGAATGATGGAAGTTTATATAGCTAACCATAATCCCAAATATAGTTTTTTAGAATCTATTTGCACATTAAAAGTTAGAGACGACTTACCTAAGGAATTATATGATTTAGATATTTTAGAGGGTAGTCCACCATGCTCAGCATATTCTATGGCTGGTCAAAGAGAAGAAAACTGGGGTAAAGAAAAAAAATTTAGAGAAGGACAGGTATCACAAGTTTTAGATACTTTATTTTTTGATTTTATTGATTTAGCCAAAAAATTACAGCCAAAAATTGTTATAGCTGAAAATGTTAAGGGGTTGTTGCAAGGAGATGCAAAAAAATATGTTAAAAGAATTTATCAAGAATTTAATAATGCTGGATATAATTGCGATCATTATTTATTAAATGCCTCAAATATGGGAGTCCCACAAAAAAGAGAAAGAGTTTTTTTTATTGCTTATAGAAAAGATTTGCCATATAGTCATTTTTATTTAGACCTTAACTTTAATGAAAAGCCAATAACCTTTGGAGAATTTTATCAAAAAGGAATTAATGATAGAAAGTTCTCAACTGGCAAAATGTTCGAATATTGGCAAAAAAGAAAGCCAGAAGATAAAAATTTTGCTGATACAATTATGAGAACTGAAAATAAAAATAGATGTTTTAATAATTATTATTTACATAAAGATAAAGTTGCTAATACTTACACTAGCAATGATGATGTTTTTTATTTATTTGATGAATATAGAAAGCCAAATAAATCAGAAAGCTGTTGCATTGGTAGTTTTCCTCAAGACTATAATTTTGTTAATGAAAGATATAATTATGTTATAGGAATGAGTGTGCCACCTTTAATGATAGCTAAAATATCAAAAGAAATATACGAAAAATGGTTAAAGATATAACTTTTCACTATACTAATGAACAAATGGCTAAAGATTTAATAAATCTATTGCCATTAAAAGAAAATCAAATAGTAATTGATGCTGGGTCTGGCAAAAATAAAGTTTTTTATAATAACTTGCCTTGTTTTGTAAAAAAATATGAATATGAAATTGAAGATGGAAATGATTTCTTATTGGTTAATCAAAAAGCAGATTGGATTATTGGAAATCCCCCTTATCATATTTCTTGGAAATTTACAGAAAAAGCTTTAGAGTTATCTAATTTTGGCATTGCTTGGTTAGTTAATAATCAAGCTTTAAATTCGCACTTTACACCAAGAAGGATTAAACTTATGCAAGATAATAATTTTTATCTACAAAAAATACATGTCGTTGCTGATAATAGGTGGTTTGGAAGATATTATTTTTTAATATTTTCCAAAGAAAGCAATAATTTTGTTTCTTGCAATTTAAATACATATAAAACAATTAATCCATCACTAACCCCAACTAATACTAAATCTTTATAAATAAAAAATATGAAACAAAAAAATAGAATATTAATTTTTACAATATTTTTTTTAGCATTATATAATATAAAATCTATATTCTTTTTATTATCATATTCTTTTTTAATGTATGAATATGCTGAAAAAATATTTTATTTATTTATTGTTTCCTTACTTCTTATTTTGTGGTTATTTATGCACATATATGTAGCAATATGTAGGTCATCTCTTGGTTATGCTAGTTATGGGTTTGTCAATCCGTCTCAAACTATTGATTCTAATATTAAATTACCTGCACCAATTCCATTAACAAACAAATTAAAAACAAGAGATGAAAATAAAATGACACCTCCACCTCCACCAGCAATACCACCTGTTAAAGATATAAAAGGATTTTAATAATAAACTTTAATTAAATTAATATGAAAATATCTATAAATTTTCCACCATTACTACTACTCACAATATTATTCATTGGTTTAAAACTTACCAACTATATTAATTGGAGTTGGTTTTATGTTTTGTCTCCAATATTATTTCCGATATTGTTATTTATTGCAATTTTAATACTATTTTTTATTGGAATTGCAATAGAAGAAGTATTAAATTATAATAAAAAAAACAAACATTAAAAAACCCAACTAAGTAATCTCCCTTAGTTGGGTTGATTCTTGATTTAAAATTTAAATAAATAATTAAATAATTAATCCCTCATTTTAATTATTTATGAAATAAGTTTCAAAATCAAGAGAAATTTTATTTATCTCTTTCTTTTTTTATTTCTGCCCATTTGCGATTAGCCCAAGACTTTCCAGCATCACCACCCCAAAGGCAATTATGAACTATTATTCCGTTAGCAACAAAAGAATTAGCATCTTCAATTGTCAAATCATATCTATATTTAAAATTTTGTAAATTGCCATCGCTTTTTTTAACATTGCGAATATAATTTATTGATTGTGGGCTTGATACATAAGTTTTTTTAGGCTCATAATTTTTTAAAATATATTCTGTCTTTCTTAGGTGTTCTGGCAATTTATATTTCATAATATCACAAACATAAGGAGCTATTTCATTAGCTATTTTATCCGTAGCATCAACACCACAATATAAAACATATCCATCAGTATTTTCTCTTTTATGCAACTTAACATTATCGCCATATTTATTAACAAAAAATTCATGTATTTTATCGGCACTATCTTTGTCAAAGCCTTCTATATGTATTCTATAAGATGGTCTATCATTGTTTTTTTGATGCAATGAGCCATCATCCATTATCCATCTTGCTAAACCTATTGAGCCAAGTTTATTTAAATCATTAATTAAAACTCTTTTTTTATTAACAATTTTAAACATGGCATTTGCTTTCATGTAATGATTTACTTTTGATCTTGAGGTATATTGTTTTTTACCAATTCCAAAACCTTTTTTAGTAATAATCTCCCTTGTTTCGCTAAATCCAAGGTGTTCTAATAATCTTTTTGTATCATCTAGATAATCTTTGTGTTTTTCGCATCTACTTATGGTTAATTGAGAATTCTTAGTTAAGCTTCCATCTCCCATTAAGTGTCCTGCAATTATTTGTTCTCCAACTTCATCTACATATTCTTCAACGACATAAACTTGATTTTCATTGGTCAAATCTTGCATTTTAATATAGCCTAAATCTTTACCACAATAAATAGGATGGTCTTTTGTTGCAAATAATTTTGGTTTATCAACAATCCCTCTTTCATTTGATTTTGCTAGACCCCTTCTTAATACTAAAAAATCCTCTTTTTTGCTTTCTAATTTTAACCAATTTATAATTTTAGCTGGCTTCAGCAATCCGTTTTTATGCAAAGCTATAACTTCGACATCTAACTTTTTATCAACTATTTCTCCTATTGTTTTTAAGCTTCCGTCAGCTAATAATACTTGAGTATCGTGTGTTAAGCACCAAGCTATTCGCCCAGCACTTGGAAAACCTTCTTCACCTTGATTAAAACCCTCTGCTTGTTTATCAACTTCATGTCTTGCAAAAAATGAAACCATTCTGCCAATTGTTTTTGGTGTTAAATTCTCGCGATTCTTCAATTGATTAGCTCTAGCAACTCCTACGGCTGTTCCGCCTCTTCCAAATTCCTCTCTCCATCTTAAACCCTTCTCTGCCTCTTTTGCCATCTCTTCGGTTGGTTTTAAATCAATATCACTTAATGCTTTAAATGATTTATTTGTTTGAGACAATGGAATACCTATAGCATCATCGGTATTAGTGTCTTCACCGATTGGGGCTTGGTTACCATCTACATAAACAGCATCTAAACCATCAATTCTGTTTAATCCAACTTTCTGTCTTAACTCATTTTTGGTAGCGACATTGGCATTTGACAAAATGTTTACTAACTCAGCATTTCTCATGGTAATTGCTGGTATCTCAGAATCAATATATTTTATTTCAGATATTTTAGAATTTGGATAAAAATCTTTTATAAAAAATAAATAAATAAATTCATAATAAGACTCTAAAGTTGGTAAAATAGCAGCATCATATAAATTTAAATTAGCTTCCTTCATGTTTGAGTTTGATGTAAACTCTCCTTCTACTAAAGGCAAAGGAATATTAAATAAATTGTAAAAAGCGACTCTTAATCGTCTTAAGCCCACATTAAATTCTAAATCTCTTGCTACAAAGGGGTTTTGTAAATCTATAGCCTTCATGTTTAGGTTAGTGAATAATGTTTTTCCACTATTTTGGGAGCCAGAAAAATTTTTCTCTAAATCTTTTTTCCAATTATCAATGTCTTCTTTTTTAAACATTGATGGAATATCTTTAAAATCAATCGAAAACATTTTTTTAGCAGAAAGAGAGTTTTTAAGGCTAGCTCTATTGCTTATATTTCCCTCTTTATATAAAATCATCTCATCTCTTAAAGGGGCTAATTTACTTACACCCCAACCCGAAGAAAAAGCAATATCATCATAAGCTCTAGCCTCCTCTTCTCTATAATGCAATAATTCTCTAAATACTTTATCACCAACTAAATTATTAGATGAATATTTATATCGAATTGAATTTAAATAATTTTGACTATCTAAAACTTTTTGATATTTTATAGTTGTGCCATCTAATTCTTTATATTCATAATAATCTATTTCATTTCTAGTTTTATAAATACTAATTTCACTTGGATTTATGTTTTTAATTGACAAAATATTGTTTTTATCTTTATAAGTTATTTCTATAAAATTATTTCCAGTTGCTAGAAAATACAACAATCCTTCTTTTCTTAATTGTATTCCAGTTTGCTGTGGATTAGGATTGCGAACCCATTTATAAAAAGCTTTTACATCAGATGTTGCAGTATTTGGATTGCTAGAAAATGGTTCATTTCCTATAAAAGCATAAGGCTTAATTGTTGAACCAAATGAGATTATTTTATTTATAGCATCATTAAGTGGGGCAATAGTATAATAGTAATGCAAAAACATAGAGCTATTATAGTTAATTTTAAACCCTAAGTCCCCCAGAAAATCAATTCCAGCAACAAGTTGAGAATTCCCTCTATTGAAAAATCTATTAAAATTGAAAAATGCCATATAAAAAGATTGTTTTTTGATTATTGCATAATATAATAAAAAAAAATTAAATCAATAAAAAAATGATAATATCTGAAAAAGAATATAATTTGCTAGTAAAAGCAAACAAAAATCATCTTTTGATTAAGCCGGGCATAAATGCTGATTGGATTTATTGTATATATCCTCCAAAGATTTCCGAGTTAATTAACCCTCAAATTTTCTTAATAAATAATTTTTTTGACAAACAATGTAGGCAAAAAATTGAAATTTATGCTTTTAGAAGACATTATGAATTAAAAAGAGATGATAATATGTATTTAACTGATTTTGTAACAAATCCAAGAGCAAAAAAGAAATAATAACCCACTTAAATTAAATGTTATTAAATCATAAAAAAAGTGCTGAAGAACAATGTTCCAAAAGTCTATCTCTTGCCTATATTCATAAAAATCAAATCCGAAGTTAATTAAAAATAAAGCAAACAGACAGCTAAGCCATATTTTAAATTTATTTTCTAATATATAATTTTTCATAAAATTTTAGATTTTGCTTTATTTCTTGACATTCTATCAACTAATTCATTCCAAGGATTGCCAATATGTGCTTTTACCCAGTGGAAATTAACATTTACATATTTTAGTAATTGTTTTATTTCTGATATTAAATCATTGTTTATAGTGTAAGAACTATTACCCTTTAAAACATTAATCGAATATCTTGAATCGGTATAAATAGTATTATTATAAGAATTTAAATTTAAGTCAATAATTTTTTTTAATGCTTTTAATATAGCCATCAATTCCATTCGGTTATTCGTTGGATTTTTAACACATCTTCCAGAATCTTCAATAATATAATCTTCACCAACGACAATAACATAAGCCCAACCACCTTTTAAATTTCCAAAACAAGAACCATCAGTATATATGTTTATTGTCATTGTTTATTAATTTCTTCTTGAACCAAATAATCAATTCTATCCCTAGACTTGGCAATAAACTCTTCTAAATCTTTTATATTCGCTTGTTCTATAAAAGCGAATGCTACCATTTTAATCTCATTAGCACCATAATTATTGTTAATCTGAGTATTATGATTTGTTATATTTTTAACATTCTCACCATATCTTTCAGGGTTCTTCATCCGAGCAATTGTCGCTACTGATTTAACAATGGAATTTAAACCAACAGCATCTATATGCTCAGCGGCATTACCAGAAATGAAATCTTTAGCTATGGATTCTAAGTCATCAACTAAGAAAACTGAACCTTTAGCACAAGCTTGCATATAGGAATCATAAAAAACACCATTATTAATGATTATTTCTCTTAAATCCTTTTTATTGGGCATGTCTTTCATACAGGCAATTTGGTCTAAAGTAAAACCTTGCTCAGTATAAGCAATTATTCTCATTTCTAGTTCTTGACTGAGTTCATAAATCTTACCAACTATCTCATGCTCATCTTTTATCTCATCTTTATATAATTCTTTGAACCTATCGAATAAATATTTTTGAGCAGCAAGCCTAGAAATCCTATTTTGATATTCTTTACTTAAAGAGATGTCATAAACAATTCCAGTAATCGGCTCAATATCTCTTCCTTTTGTATAATGTTTTTCCTTATCAAGTGTTTTCATAAAAATTTATAATAATTACTAACTTAATTGTCTTCACAATAAAATAGAGGGTCGAGAAAGTCAATAGTTTTTTAGAATCAACGGAGACTTAAGCAAAGAAAACCAAACCTTGAACAAAGCCAATAGAATCAATAAGAAAAAAAAACAAAAAAACCCCTTGCAAAAATAAATTACTTGACAATAATTGACCCAGTAACTATAGGTTTAGGTAAAATCCCCATATATGGATAATTGCATTTAAATCCCAGACATCAATTTTTGTGTCAAGGCAAGCCACAAAAATTACAGGCATCCAGAAAAACCAAATTTCAGCACCTCAAAAATTTAAAAGCACTCTTTGAATACAGATTTAAGCTAATTTAAGCCATATAGACTATACCCCCCTATGTTTTGGAAGAAAGGTAGTTAAATGAGGCTAAGAGTGTGTTTTTGGGCTTGTTTTGGTGGAAAATGTATTTTTTTATTAAAGAATTTGTATTTTAGTGGGTAGAGTTGGGTGTGGTGCTTATTACTCCCCTTACCCCCTCCCCCCCTTTCTATTCTATTAACTACCCCCCCTGCCCCCCAAACCTTCACCACCACCAAAGCAAAGCAAAAAAAAAAAAAAAAAATAAAACTCCATCAACCAAAACCAAACAAAAAATAATAATTATTTATAAATAATTTCTAAATAATTTTTATATATTTTATAATATATTTTATTAACTTATTTATTTTTTACCAATCACCAAGAATCAACACCAACATTTAACAACAATCACCAACAAATAAACCAACTCAAAACCATTTACCAAATTGAAACAACTAAAACAATTTAACAAATAATTTAAAAAAAGAATTGACACAATAAACCACCAACTAATTTATTAAAGTTTATTAACTTATTTATTTTATTTATTTATTAATCTTTAAAATGTTTTGTTTTATCCAAAAAAAAAAGAAAAAAGATAAAAATTTTTTTTGTCAATTTAAAAAAAATAATTAATTTTATTTCATTTATTTTAATTAAAATCTTGTCAACCCTTGATTTTATTGACTTCCTGCCAGTTGTTTCATTTTGTTATTATCTTAAAATAATTTAAAATAGTTGTTGACAAATAAAAATTTTAATGTTATTATTATTTTAACAAAATGATTAAATATTTAATCATTAAATAAAAATTTAAATTAAAAAAATATGCAAAATTATTTAAACCAACAAAAACAAAAACAAAACAAAAAAGATAAAATTGAAAAAATTGAATTAATTTGCTGGACTTTAGCAGCAATCTTTTTTGCAGCATCTTTTTTAAATGTTAATTTAATTTTTACAAAAGAATTTTTTGAACTTTTTTCTTTAAAAATATTTGTTTCAACTTCAATTTTAAGTTTAGTTTTTTCAACCATTGCAGCAATTTTATATAATAAATCTTTATAAAAATTTTATGAATCAAGAAATAAAACAAAAGTTATTAACTTGCTACAATCAAGACAAATTAATTTTATTTGAGTTAACTTTTAACACTTCAAACCATTTTTATGATGAACCAACAAATTTCAATGATTACATTGACTTAGTCAGTGATTTAAAAGAATCAACTTTATTAAACATTATTAACAATTTTAAACAATAAAATTTTATGTCTTTTAAAGAATTGCAAAAATTAGCAAAATTGTATAGTTTAATAACAAAATATCAAAAAAAGATAAATGAATTGCCTGAAAATTATTCAGCTCTTGAATTTAAAAAGAAAATTTATTTAAAAATAATTAACAAACTTTTAAAAATTGGAAATATTAACAATTTCAATCAATAAAAAATATGCAAGATCTAGCATTTAACAAAAAATTTAAAAATAGTAAAACTTTTTTAAATTTATCAAGAAATAACATTTTAATAAAAATATTATTCTTTATTAAAAATTATTAATTATTAAATCACCACCAAAAAAACCCATTTATTAAATATTAATAACCTTCATGATATAATAATAAATTTATTATATTTTATTAGTTATTAACTTAAATTTATAAATATATGAATATTAATATAAAAGACTACTCAATTTTAAAATTAACTTTCAACTGGTCTAGAGCTGGAGTTGTAAGCATTAAAACAATTGCTGGAGCTAAAATTTGCAAAGCTGGAGGCTTTGGATATAATAAAAAAGCAGCAGTTTTTAAAGAGTTATTTAAAAAACTTGGTTTTGATCATGTTTCAAAAATTTGTGAATCTAAATTTGATTTAAATACTTCAACAATTGAAGCAATGAATAGTTTTTTAAAAGAAAATCAAATAAATTATAAAATAAATTACAAATCAGAAATTAATAATTCAATTGATTTTATTGAATTAGAAAAATTATAAATTATTAATTATTATTAACTTTAAATTTATGAAATATGCAACAAGAAAAAATTGAACTTTTAATTATTGATTTTGATCGAATAACGGGACAAAGCTTTTATAAAGACTTTGCAAAAAATCCAAAAAATTTAAAAGACATTTTATTAGATATGAAATATTGTTTAGAAAATGATGTTGAAGGTTTTGGCGAGTTTACTTCAGAAGCTGAAAAAATTTTAAATGAATTAAATAAAATCGGCAATATTAAAAACTATTAACTTAAATTAAAAATATATGAATATTAAAAAAGCGGTAATTTTAGAAATTAACAATGAAACTCAAATTAAAATTAATCAATCTTATTATTTGATTTCTGAAACTCAAAACTATTATAAAAATGGCAAGCCTAAGGGGCGGCCAGTTGAAAATTTTGAATATTATTTTTTTAATGATGATTTGAAGCACCAAAATTTTTTGGATTATTTACAAAAAAATAACATAAAAATTTATAAAGGATTTATTGAGATGCTTGTAAAAGATGGCTTAAAAAATGGGTCTGAATTTTTAACTAAAAATTTAAATAAGCCAATTAATTTCAATTAAAACTTTATGAACTCAACACAATTTTTTAAAAATAAAATTAAAAATATCAAGCAAGGGCAAGATATTTTTAAAACAATTACAAGATGGCAAAATAAAATTTATAGTTTAAAAAATGTAAATTTTGAATTATTAGAAATTAAAGAATTATCAAAAAAAGAAATTTTAACTAATTTTGATATTAATATTAATAATAATATTGATAATTTAAAATTTTATCAATTAAAAACTTGCGAAGTTGGCAACTCTAAATTTTATTTAACTTTAATTTTACAAAATAATTTAATTCATCAAATAATTTATTAAATTTCTATCCTTAACCTAGTCACTTTATTTAGTGACTAGGTTTTTTATTGCCAAAAATTTAATTGGAATTAATCAATTTACTTATTTCAATTTAAACCCCCTTTTTAAGCCCTTTTATTGCCTTTTATTATCTCAATGTATAAAAACCTATTCAATTTTTTTTAAGCCCTTTCTTGCCTTTCTTATTCATCTTTTATTTGCTATTAAAATTATTATTTTTTATTAACTTATAATAAATTAAATCTTGGTTTATTATATTAATTTTTATTGCTTGTTAATAAATAAATTAATTTCTTGAATATAAATTAAAACCTATTAATTTTTATTAAACCCTAAAAAATCGCTTAAGGGAGGGGCATTTTTCAAAATTTCTTTAAAATCCCTTTTTAATACATTTTAATGTATAGATATAAAATAATTTATTTTTTTCTTGACATGATTTTTTAAGATTAATTGTTATTAAATTATAATAGGATATTTATATTTTAATTAATATTAATTTTATTTGTCAACCTAAAACTTTTTATCTTTTTTATTTTTATTTTTGTTTAATCTCAATTTGAGACAATGTTTAAACTATTGATTTTATTGGTCTCACGATATTTTTTAAATTATTTTTATTTTCTTTAAAATAATTGTTGACAAATAAAAAAAGGTTATTAATATTGATATTACAAAATTAAATTACATTATTAATTTAATTATATTAACTTAAATTAAAAATATATGAAATACGCACACTCACAAATTTTATTTAATAAAAATGATAATTTAATTTTAATTAAAAGTTTTAAAATCTCAAAAAATATTACAATTGATATAAACAACAAATTAATAAAAACAACTCAAAGCAAACTCGATGAATTTTTAAATAATTGTGATTCTTATTTTGAAAATATTGGTCGATTCAACGATATGAAAGATTTTAATAAATTTAAAGAATTTTTCGCAAACAATTAATATTAACTTAACAAAAAAATATATGAAAAACTTGAAACAATTTATAAAAAATCACAATAGAATTTTAGAATTAAAAGAATTGTTTAAATATGCAGATTCACAAGAAGCTGTTGCGCTGCGATTCACAAAATTAAACAAGTTTAAATATTCAACTCACAACGATTCATTACAAATAAAACTCGATGATTTAAACTATTGCGATATAGATGATGCAATTTTAAATCTTGGAATAACTAATCAAGAAACAATAAAAAAAATAAAAGAAAATATTAATGAGAATTATAGTTACGAGCATGCAAACGACTATATTTTAAACGATATTTTTGATAGATTTTCTAAAAATGATTCATTTAATAAAAGATTTTTTTATAAAGAATATTGCTATAAGCAAAAAAAGGATATTTATGAGGAAAGATTTGAGTTTAAAGATTGGGGTTATAATTCAACAAGCATAAATTCAAAATTATTTAATTTAGAAAATATTTTTTATAGTGATAGCTTTGATTTTGCTCGTGAAATATCTGAATTAACAAAAATTAATAATTACCGAGATTTAATTCATAATGTCAGACTATACAAAAATCATATCAATAGTTTGCGATATTATAGTTGCAATATTTTAGAACTTCAACAAGAATTTCTAAAGGAAAGCTATACAACAATAAAAGAATTTGTCTATAACTTGCGGGCAATGTTGCAACAAATAAATTATTATAATGAAGTTGCAACAACTGAAGCACAAAGTTTATTAGAAAACGATATTGAAAGCTTTTTAGAAAATGAAGGGCTTTTAAAAGATGGTGATATTGAAAAAATGAAATTTGATTATATTGCTAAAATTGAGGGTGAGGAAATTATAACAAATAAAGGAGCCAAGGCACCGCTTGAGGATTGTAAGAAAGCCTTAGAAGTCTTTAAAAATGGCGGTAATTTGGAAGGCTTAAAACTTGGGGTCTATAAAATAAACAAAATTTTTAATATTAAAAACAATGTCTTTTTTAGGGCTGGTTGTCATCTTATCAAAATCGACGATAATTTGATTAATCAATTAGCTTAATTATTAACTTTAACTTTAACTTTAACTTTAACTTTATGGCACAATTCAAAATAAAATGGTCTTTTATCAACACTAAACAAGCGATAAAAGCAATTGATTTATTGGGGGTAAAAAGTCTTGATAAAATCAATTTTTATAAAAATAACAAAAGAATTGATAAAATCCATTATGGCTGGACGGACTCTTACACGGCGAATAAAAAAGCAAAAAAAGATATTAGAAAATTTTTTAAGGAAAATTCTAGGACAAATGATTTTATAGAAATCATTAAAAATTAACAATTAATATTAACTTAACAAAAAAATATATGAATAAATTAGAAAAAAAAGAATACAATAAAAAATATTATCAAAATAATAAGGAAAAATTAAATGCAAGGTCTAAAGAGTATTTTAAGAAATATTATGAAAATAATAAAGAAAAATGTAAAGCCAGCAATCAAATAAGTCGAAAAAAAAATAAAGACGTTTATGCAGAAAAACATAAGAAATATTATAAAGAAAAACAAGAAAAATATCTAGAATATGCGAAACAATACCGCAAAAATAATAAAGAAAAAATAAAGAAGTATCGAAAAGAATATATTGAAAAAAATAGAGACAAGATTAATGAAAGGCAAAAAAAATATTATGCAAAAAAAAATATGAAAAAACCTCAAATTAAAAAAATAAAATATCAAGGAATAACAACTAAAAGAGTATATCAAGAATTTTATATAATTTTTGAAAATTCAAAATTAGCAACAAAATTTTTTAAGGAATTAAATAAAAAATTTTTAATGGTAAGGAAAAATAATTATGTATTTTTTACGATATTTAAAAGTTTTGAAATTTCAACGAGCGATAGTGATATTATCAATAAATTTCAACAGGATTTAGATTTTATCTTTACTATCTCAAAAAAAATTGATTTAGTAAGGTCTATTTATTCAATTAACACTAAACAATTGCAGTAATGGACACCTTAAAAAAAATTTTAATTTTATTGGTAATTTTATTAATCTTAATAGCTTTTAAGTTTTTAATATTACCAATCCTTTTTATGCTTTTTTTATCGAAAGGCAAAAAATAACAACTCAAATAAAAAAATATGGAATATTTTACAAGAATAAACATTTTTTGTATTGGAAAAACCAACACAAAAACAAAATTACAAAGCTATTCTTTGGGGCAAAACTCGAAAGAAAATGCAGAAATTGAGGCAAAAAAATTCTTTTTTGAAAATGCTAAATATCATTTTAGATATAGTGTTTTCAAGGATGAAATTATTGAAAAAATAAACTCTGGACAATTAACAATTGAAGAAGCATATAAAAATAAAAACAATATCGATCCTAATATTATTTCTAGGGTCGACAATCCTTTACATAAATGGGGTGATGATGTTTTTGCAATGGGCAATATATGCTTTGATGATAATGGCATAAAAGTATTTTATGAATTAGAATTTAAAGATATTTTACATTAACTTAATTTTAAAAAAAATGTTTGAAGAAAAATTTAAAAAACAAGTTATAAAACAATTTAACTTATGCAAGAAAAAATCATTAATAACCAAACAATTTGGATTAACGATTTACCAGCTAAACCAGATTTTAGAAGAATGTGGCATTAAAAAAAAGGTTGGCAGGGGCAATTTAATTCGCTTTGACTCGGATAAATTTACTGCGATGATAATCGATGGTTTATCGGTAAAAGAAGCTGCTTTCAATTGTGGTATAAAAATAAATACCGGATACCAATTTTTAAGAAGGAGGGGGCTTAATTCTCAAAACGAAACAAATAAAAAATAAATAAAAAAAATGTTTGTTTTTAGTTTTAAGCTAGAAACTAGCGACTAAAATAAAAATAATTATTAACTTAAATTAAAAAAAATATGAAATATTTTACATTAATAAATAACAAATGGCAAATTGCTAATGTATATAATCTCGAAAATTCAAAACAAATTAATCTTTATGATTTTTGCGAAAAAAATCAAAAAATGATTTTTGTTGGAATTGGTCTTTATTAACTTAAACTAAAAAAATATATGTCAAACAAAACAAAAATAAATCAAATCACAAAAATTAAATCGCAAATTAGCGACTTGGTAGAGTCTTTAAATGAACTTTCTTTTAGCTTGCAAGCTGAAGAGAAAGGCTTAATCACTAACGACGAATTTAAATCATCGCTTGACGAAATTAAGCCCGAGATAAAATTTTCGCTCAACGAAACAAAAACCGAAACGAGAAACTTCATTTTAGATTTAGAAACATTTGTCGATTTAAACCCGCACAAAATGGGCTATATCGCAGAAGTAAACAACGACGAAACAAGCGACGAGCGACTTAAACAAATTCAAATCGAAGTAAATAATTTTATTAACAAAATGGAAAAATAAATATGAAAAAAATCTTAAAAATAATTGCAATAATCATTTTCTTAGTTGGCTTGGCGATAATTTGCGATAAAGTGGCTAAAAAAGTTATAGAAATTAACGGCGAGAACTTTAAAAAATCAATTGCCGAGGAGCGATATTACTACAACAAATATTGCTCGGGCGAAAGATACAACATTGACCCGCTAATGTGCGAGACGATTTATAACGAGCTTAAAAAATATAAATGGGTAAATTAACTAAAAATAAAAAAATATATGTTCAACTATAAATTTGAAAATGAAGTTATAAAAACTTACAACTCAAACGAAAAAAATCGGGAACTTGTAAAAAATACTTACAAGATCAACGATTTTGATTTAGATTTTATTCTCGATAAAAAAATATCGAAATATGAAAGAAAAAAAGAGTTTAATGAAAAAAAATTTTTGGAAATTCTTTACGATACAAAAAATTTGGCTGAAGCATCAAGAAAAGTAAAAATTCACTACTCGGTCGGTCGAAAATATGTCGAAATGAATAATATTGTTTATTAACTTTAATTAAAAAATATATGACTAAAAAAGAAAAATTTTCAACTATAAATCGAGATGATATAGTGTGTCCATACTGCGGTCATGAACACGAATACCAAGGCGAGTCTGAACCTTATTTTAAGTGCCATGGG